GCCGCGCCGAGAAGCGACACCGCAGGAGCGACTACCGAGGCCCTCAGGCGCCACCGAGCGAGCGCATCGGGCTGATCGGCCAGAAGCCCCTGTGGTTGATGCAGGCGGTTGTGCGGGACTACTCGGAGCCCGGCGACCTCGTGATCGACCCGTTCGCCGGCGCGGGCACGACGCTGCTCGCGGCCGTCATCGAGGGCCGCAGGGCCGTCGGCGCCGAGCTCGACCGGGGGACGTTCGATCAGGCTGTCGCGCGCCTTCGGGCGCTCGAACCCGTCATCGAGGAGGCGCGTGCATGACCTGGGTCCGACACGACGACGGAGCGCCAACGCATCCGAAGCACCTGCGCCTGTCCGATGCCGCATTCCGGCTCTGGTACAACGGCCTCGCACACGCGAACCTCCACGCCACAGACGGCCTCATTGCGCGCGAGATCGTTCATACGCTCGACTACCGCCACGCGTGGACGAAGCGTCAGTTGGCGGCGCTCGTGCAGGAGATCAAAGACGCGAAGCTGTGGAAGGAGGTGTCCGCCGGATACGAGATTCACGACTACGAAGACTACCAGGAGGAGGCCACCACGCCTGTCCGCGCCGCGAGACGGGAGGCCGCTAGAGAGCGAAAGCGTCGGCAGCGGGAGCGCGAAAGGGCGCGAAAGACCGGCGATTCGGACGGCAGTCACGCTGTGACAGGGCGTGACACGTCACGCGTGACGGACCGTGACTGTCACGCTGATGGTCACGCGGGAGTCACGCGCGGGAGAAGTGCGTCCGTCACGCAGCCGAAGGCCGACGCTCGCGCGGAGGTGTCACAGCCCCCCGACCCGTCCCGACCCGTCCCGACCCGTCCCGAGTCCTCACTACGTTCGGACGGACGCGCGCGCGAGGCGCCCTCCGATGAGCCCGACCACGGCATGACCGACGAGGAGCTCGTCCACGCCGCTCAAGCGCCGAGCCTCCGCTCCCATGTCCTGCGGCTCCTCCGGGAGGGTTACGAGCGCAAACGCGCCCTGCAGTGGCCAGGCATCTCCGACGCCGAGCAGCACGTCCAGAAGCTCGTTCGCTGGCTCGAGGCGAGCGCCGCCAAGAGCAAGCTCGACGCTCATCGCCTCGCCGAGCGGGTGATCGCCGCCTGGTACGACGACGAGTGGGCGAGCGAACGAGACTGGCCGCTCGGCAGCTTGGCCAAGCGCCCAGGGCGCTACCTGCAGACACCCAAGCCTCGAGGTCCCGCCAAGGGGCCCGTGCCGCCTGCGCACGAGAGCCACTTCGTCGAGGGCGACCCGTTCGAGGACTACGACTTCGGAGGACAGCACCATGCCTGACGATCGAGAGCCAACGCGCGTCGACTACCTGCGCCTCATCCCGTCGCCCGCCGAGCTCGACGCCATCGACGAGCGGCAACGACGCGAGGCAACCCTCGAGCGGCAAGCCGAGGAGCGCTACCACCGGAACCGCCGACTCATCGAGTCGAACGCCTGCGTCACGGAAGAGGACCACAGGCGCATCGTTCGCGCGACCCTGAGCCCGACTCAGCCGCTTTCGCAGGTACGCCCATGGTCGACGACCGGCCAGGCCTTCCTCGTGCTCCTGGGCCCCACGGGCCGCGGCAAGACGGTCTCCGCCGGGTGGTGGCACGCCAACCACGGCGGCATCGCGGTCACGGCTCGCGAGCTATGCATCGCTCATGCGCAGGAGCACGCAGAGGCTCGCAAGCTCCGCGCACTCGTGGCTTCCGAGCGGCTGGTCACCATCGACGAGCTCGGCCACGAGCGTGACGCAGACGAGGCCGAGTCCGGCATCTTCGAAACGGTCAACATGCGGCTCAAGCGGGGGTTCAAGACGCTCCTCCTCGGCAACATCGCTCGCGTGCCGAAGAAGGCCACGGCGGACGCTCCAGCAACGGCGCCGAGGACTGACTTCGCCACGCGCTACGGCGAGCGCACGTGGAAGCGCATTCGCGCGCAGGGGCATATCTACGTCGTCACGGGGCCGTGTCTGCGGGAAGCGATCGAGGAGCGTCGGTAGCGGCTCACCCCTAGCGGTACGTGGATGACATTCTCCGGAGCGCCATTTCCCGCCCAATCAGCCGCCCCAAGGTGGACCACTCACCCCTACCGCAAATAGATGTCATCTATGCATCTGGAGCGGGTAGCTGACCTTCGGACCCTCGGTCGATACGCGGCGGGGATGGCGATGCGGCCGGATATCGCCGCACGCATCGAGTCCTACATCGAGGAGAGCGGCCTGGATGCGCTGAAGCGGGCCCGCCAGCAGGCGATCGACGCCCGGGGCGGAGAGGTCAGCGTGAACGATGCGGATCTCGAGGAGCCGACGCCGAAGGTGCTTCCCCTCCCCCTCGGTGCCGAGGTTGGGCGATGGCGCATCGTGCGCCGAGCTGCACCGGAACCCATGGCCGGCCGCCGCGGGAAGCTGCGCCGCGTGGTCGTCGAATGCGTCTGCGGGGTCGAGAGCATCACCTTCGAACGGTACCTCAAGCTCGGACGCACGCTCGGCTGCCCCAGCAAGAGCTGCCGCATCACATGGGAGCGGTCGCAGGGGATGCTTGAGCACTTGGGCCTCGACACCGTGCGCTCCATTTGCCGACGCGCCCGCGAAACCGGCATCTCCATCGACAGGATGATGCGATGAAGGGCCTAACCCACAAACAGCGGGCATTCGTGGAGGCCTACACCGGCGCGGCCGAGGGCAACGCGACCGAGGCCGCGGCGATGGCGGGATACAAAGGGAACCGCAGGACCCTCGAGGCGGTGGGACGCGAGAACCTCGGAAAACCTCGCGTAGCGTCAGCTATCGAGGAGATCAACGAGAGGCTCAGCAGCGCCCGGATCGCGACCGCCGAGGAGCGGCAGGCTTTCTACACGGCGATCCTCCGCGGCGAAGGGCTGGAACCGCACGTGACCCCGAAGGGTGACGTGGTCGATGCCGGGCCGACGTTCAAGGACCGACTAAAGGCTGGCGAGCTCCTCGGCAAGATGCAGGGCGACTTCATCGAGAAGGTAGACGTGCAGGTCACCGGAGCCGATGTGCGGTTCGTCTACCCCGACAACGGCCGGGTGCCTCCGCCACCGCCGAAGACATGAACGCGCCCCGCGAGGTCCGGGAGATCGGCCCGCAGCCTGGGCCCCAGACTGCTTTCCTCGCGAGCGAGGCGGACATCGCGTTCTACGGGGGAGCTGCCGGTGGCGGCAAGACCTGGGCGCTCGTATTCGACGCCGGGCGGGGCGCTCACCTGAATGGCTACGCCGCCGTCATCTTCAGGCGTACCAGCCCGCAGCTCACCGGCGGCGGATCGATCTGGGAGGAGGCGCAGGGGCTCTATCCCCTGCTCGGTGGGAGAGCCCGGGAACACCCGACGCTCGATTGGCATTTCCATTCGGGGGCGATGATCGAGTGCAGGCACCTGCAGCACGAAAAGAACAAGCTGGACCATCAGGGGAAGCAATACGGCTTCATCGGGTTCGATGAGGCTACCCACTTCACCGAGTCGCAGTTCTGGTACCTCGTCAGCCGCAGCCGTTCGACGAGCGGCGTGCTCCCGTACATCCGCGCGACCTGCAACCCGGACCCGGACTCATTCGTTCGAGGCCTCATCGACTGGTGGATCGGCCAGGACGGCCTACCGATCCCGGACCGCTCCGGGGTGTTGCGATGGTTCGTCCGCGACGGCGACGACCTCCACTGGTTTCCGAGCAAGGACGAGGCCCTCGAGGAACACCCCGACGGCGACCCGATGTCGATCACCTTCATCGCCGCCAAGCTCGAAGACAACCCGGCGCTGCTCGAGAAGGATCCGACGTACCGGGCCAAGCTGCGGGCGCTCAACCGAATCGATCGTCAGCGCCTCGAGCTGGGCAACTGGGACGTCCGCGCGAGCGCCGGCGAGCTCTTCCAGCGGCACTGGTTCAAGCTGGTCGATGCGGTCGCCGATGTGCCGGGGCGCGTCGTGCGGACGGTCCGGTGTTGGGACAAGGCGGCGACCGAGCCCCATGCGGCGAACCCCGATCCGGACTGGACCGTCGGCGCCAAGCTCAGCGTGACGAGCCACGGCTTCTACGTGCTCGAGCACGTGGAGCGGCTCAGGAAACGGCCCGCCGGCGTCGACGATGCGATGCGCGCGATCGCCGAGCAGGACGGGCGAGGCGTCGAGGTCGGTATCTGGCAGGACCCCGGGCAGGCGGGCGTGGTCGACGTGGAGCACACGAAGGGCGTACTCCGCGGCTGGGCCGTGACCGAGCTTGTGGCGTCGCGAGACAAGACCGTCTGGGCCAAGGTCTGGAGCCCTCTCGCTGAACAAGGCCTCATCTACGTCGTGCGTGGCCGGTGGAACAACGTCGTGTTCGCCACGCTCGAGAACTTCCCTCCGGAGGACGGTGGCCACGACGACGACGTCGACGCGATCTCCCTGGCCTTCCAGATGCTCTACGCGGGACTGGCCACGAAGGGCGCTCGTCGGCCCAACAAGGAGGGTCGCCCACGGGTGACTCGAGGTGGGGCGCTCCTTTGAGCACGCACCCCAGACGAAAGTAGGTATCGACCATGCCCAAGCCTGTGACGAGCAAGGACCTAGGCCGCGAGATCGCCGGCCCGACGATCACGGGGGTGCGATCCCCGTACCGCTCGAGCCAGGCCGCGGGCATCACTCCGGAGCGCCTCGGCGCCATCGTACGAGCAGCCGACGACGGTGATGTCGAGGCCTATGTCACCCTGGCCGAGGAGATGGAGGAGAGGGACGGGCACTACGCCTCGGTGATCGAGTCCAGGAAGCTCGAGGTGTCCGGAGCGCCGTGGGATGTCGAGAGCGACGACGAGGGCCGTGCGAAGGAGGAGCATGTCCGCGCCGTTCGGGACGACATCCTGAAGGGTGACGGATTCGAGGGGCTGGTGAAGGACCTCCTCGACGCCACCGCGAAGGGGTACTCGATCTGCGAGATCATCTGGGACACGAAGGCGAAGCGCTGGCGACCAGACGAATACAAGTGGCGGACGCAGCGCTGGTTCATGTGGGACATCGAGACGCTCTCCGAGCTCCGCATCATCACCGAGAAGACGCCGCACGGGGAGTCGCTCCTGCCCCACAAATACGTGGTGCACACGAGCCACATTCGCAGCGGACCGTCGTTTCGTGCGGGACTCGGCCGCATCGCCTCGATCGCATTCATGGCCAAGAGCTTCACCGTCAAGGACTGGCTCGCCTTCGTCGAGGTGTACGGCATGCCGATTCGGATCGGAAAGTACCCGGAAGGCGCTCTCGACGACGATATCGACGCGCTCGAAAAGGCGGTCCACGACATCGGCACCGACGCAGGAGGCGTTATCCCGGCCAATATGGCGATCGAGCTCCTGCAGCCAGTCACGGGCAGCGGAAACGCCGCCGACCTTTTCCGCAACAAGGCCGACTGGTGGGACAAGCAGGTCAGCAAGGCAGTCCTGGGCCAAACGATGACCACTGACGAAGGCGCCAGCCTCTCCCAAAGCCAGACGCACGCCGACACCCTCCGGAAGCGCGTGCAGGCGGACGCCCGGGCGGTAGCGCGCACGATCAACCGCTACGTGGTCCGGCCCTACATCGACCTGAACTTCGGTCCGCAGGAGTACTACCCGCGCCTCCGGGCGCAGATCGACGATCCCGAGGACCAGGAGGCGAAGAGTCGCACCGTCAAGGTGCTGGTCGACGCCGGGATGCGGATCCCAGCCGCCTGGGCACGGAATGAGTTCGGTATCCCAGACCCCGAGGAGGACGAGGAGATCCTCGGTGGGTCGCCGCTCGACGAGAGCACCACGCGCACCCCCGAGGAGGCGGAAGCCGCCCGCAAGGCCTTCGAGGATCGCATGAGCGGCAAGGACGGCGACGAAGGGGAGGAAGATGGAGACGAAGACGGCGATGAGACCGATGAGGACAATGGCGACAGCCCTGACCTCAACGCGAGCCGGGGAAACAAGAGCGTCATCGATCAGATCGTCGACGAGGCACTGGCCGACTGGGAGCCGGTCGCGAGCGACGTGGCCGCCGTGCTTGAGCTCGCGGCGAGGGCCACGAGCTTCGAGTCCTTGAAGGCCGAGCTCCGGCGGTTCGCCGACGGGAGCGAGGACCTCAACGAGAGCGATTTCGTTCGCCGCCTGGCCGTGGCCACCTTCAAGTCTCGAGGACTCGGCGACGCCACCGACGACCCATGACCGATCCCCGTGCGGCCCCCATCGAGGCGATCCGGTTCTTCCTCGCGAAGGGCATCCAGCCGGGGTTTGCCTACGACGACATCTTCGGCGAGGAGCACCTCCGCGCGTTCACCGCGGCAAAGTTCATGCGGGAGGACGTGCTCGAGCTCGTCCAGGAGTCGCTTGACGGCGCTCTCGAAGAAGGCCTCGACTATCGATCCTGGGTGGCCTTGCTCGAGCCTCGCCTCCAGGCCGCTGGGTTCTGGGGCGCGCAGCAGGTGACGGACCCGTTCTCGGGAGCTGTCGCGGATATCGACGTGCCCTCGCGCTTGCGTCTGATCTACGAGACCAACACGCGGACCGCGATGGCTGCCGGCCAATACGAGCGGGTGCAGAGGACGAAACGCAGCCATCCATACCTGCTCTATCAGCTCGGCCCGAGCCGTGTCCACCGGCCGGAGCACGTGCGATGGGCGGGGCTCCTACTGCCCGTCGATGATCCCTTCTGGGCCACGCACTACCCGCCCAACGGCTACGGTTGCAAGTGCCACGTGCGCCAGGTGAGCCGGTATGAGTACGACGAACTCGTAGCTGCCGCGGAGAGCGGCGGGCCGCAGTCCGCGCGCATCAAGACGGCAAGACCGCGAATCCGGCGTCGCAAATGGCGCAGCAAGCGCACCGGGGAGGAGTACCTGGTGCCCGTGGGGATCGACCCCGGATTCGACCACCCTCCGAACCGCTCGCTGACGCGTCGGTAGCCCCGCAATCGACGACGCACCCCCAGCAAGGGCACCACCATTGCGTGCACGACCTCATCGCACGCGGAACCATTCTGTGTCAGCTGGCGCTGGCTGCCGAAGGCACCGTGCCAGAGTGGATTCACCTGCTCCCGGTGGGGCCCGAGATTCGCGGGCGCGACGGCCGAGCGTTCCGCCTTGAGGATGCGGCGGCGGTGATCGCCGAGACCGAGGCGCACCGGCTGAGCGCCGACGCCCTGTTCGCGATCGACTGGGAGCACGCCTCCGAGATCAAAGCCGGCAAGGGCGAGAAGAGCCCCGCGGCCGGCTGGGTGCAGCGCCTCGAGGCGCGCGCCGACGGCATCTGGGCGCGCGTAGAGTGGACCGAGGTCGCGGCCAACGAGATCGCCGCCAAGCACTACCGATTTATGAGTCCTGCGTTCCGTGCGGAGCGCAAGAGCGGTCGCGTTCGCTCGTTCACCAGCGCGGCTCTCACCAACCGGCCGAACCTGGCCCTGACCCAGCTCAACTCCCGAGAGGACGGAAAAGCGATGAACGAGGAACAGATCAAGGCGCTTTGCGCTGCGCTCGGGATCGACCCCAGCGCAGACCCCGACGCCATCATCACGGCTGCGCAGGGCCGCCAAACGGTGCCCGTAATCGGCACGATGGTCCCGAAGGCCGACCTGGAGGTGGCGCTGCAGCGGGCCAAGTCCGCCGAGGACAAGCTGGCGACCATCGAGAAGGCGCAGCACACAGCCGAGGTCGACCGGGTCCTGAACAAGGCCAAGGACGATGGCAAGATCGCCCCCGCCAGCATGGAGCAGTATCGAGCCATGTGCTCGACGGCCGCCGGCTTCGAGCAGGTCAAGGCCCTCTTCGAGACGCTGCCGTCGATCCACGCTTCGCAAACCGCCGGCCTGAAGCAACCCAGCAAGGGGCTCGGCCTGACGGAAGAGCAGGTCGAACTCTGCAGGCAGATGGGGTGGGACCAAGAGACCTACCTCCAAACGCTGCGTGACGAGGAAGGGGGTGCGCGATGACGGCGCTCACGGAAGACGGGAAGGTCTGGGAGCGGCAAGGCAGGCGGCGCACGATCGGAGCGGCCGCGGCCGTCACCATTTACGAGGGCGCCTTGCTCGTTCAGGCCGCCGGGTACGCGACCCCAGCAACCACCGCGGTTAGCCTCGTGGTCCTTGGAGTCGCGGAGTCGCGAGTCGACAACGCCGGCGGCGCGGCCGGCGACAAGACGGTCGAGGTCCTCTCGGGGATTTTCGGCTTCAAGAACAGCGCCGGCGCGGACGAGGTGCTGGCGTCGCACATCGGATCCGATTGCTACATCGTCGACGACCAGACGGTCTCCATCGTTGCCACCGGCAAATCGATCGCCGGCAAGGTCTGGGATGTGGACGCGGATTTCGTCTACGTCGCCGTGGGGAAGGTCTGAGTCATGATCCCGAATAGTCAAAACCTACGAAACCTCTACATCGGCTGGAAAGCGGCCTTCATGGGGGCGCTGAGGGGCGACTCCACCGCGGAATGGCCTCGGATCGCCACCAAGTCTCCCAGCTCGACCGCGGCCGAGGAGTACGGGTTCCTCGACAACTGGCCCAAGTTCCGCAAGTGGGTCGGCGACCGAATCCTGAAGCAGCTCGGGGCGCACGACTACACGATCAAGAACGAGGACTACGAGAGCTCGATCACCGTGCCCATCAACGCGGTGAAAGATGACAACCTCGGGATGTACTCCGAGATCTTCGCCTCCTACGGGGTGGCCGCCGCGCAGTGGCCCGACGACATGATCTTCGCGCTGCTGCTGCTCGGCGAAACGGAGAACGGGTACGACAAGGTGCCATACTTCGGAAACCACACCGTCGGTGGGGCCGTGGTCAGCAACCTCGACGCGGGCGCCTCGACTCCCTGGTACCTCTTCGACACGAAGAAGTCGCTGAAGCCCCTGATCTACCAGGAGCGGGAAGCCCCGACGCTGGTCCCGAAGGACAAGCCGGACGACGACAACGTCTTCTACGGCAAGAAGCTGGTCTACGGCGCCCACGCTCGAGGGGCCGCAGGCTTCGGCCTCTGGCAGCTCGCCCACAAGGCCAAGGTCGCCCTAGACAAGGCCGGCTTCGAGGCGGCCAAGACCGCGATGCGCGAGCGAACGAACGACGAGGGCGAGACCCTCAAGATCGTCCCGAACCTCATCGTCGTGCCGCCCTCCCTCGAGGGAGCCGCGCGCGACCTCTTCGTCGCGGAGCGCGACGCGAATGGCGCGACCAACACCCTGAAGGGTGCGGTCGAAATCCTCGTCTCCAGCAACCTGGTGTGATGATGGCTGAACGCTACCTACACGTGACGATCAAGGAGCCCCGAATGGCGCGGCGGACCAGCGGCCGCCACACCTTCACACAGGGGCTCAACCTCGTGCCTCTCAGCGCCTTCGACGAGGGCAGCCGCCCTGACATGGAGCGGCTGAACTACATCAAGGCCGACCAGCTCCTGGTCGTCCGCGAGATCAGCGCTTCGAAGGCGAAGGAGCTGCGCGAGGCCGAGGAGCTCAAGGAGCTCGAGCGCCTCACGGCTCCCGAGCCAGCGGGGGAGCCGGAGGGCGACCGGAGCGAGGGGGGCCAGGAGTAACACGTGGTCTATGCGACGGCAGCGGATATGGAGGCCTTGCTGGGTACGGCAACGTACCTACAGGCCGCCGATCGAGACGGCAACGGCACCGCCGACGCCGATGCGGTGACGTCCGCTCTCGAGGCCGCTTCGTCGCTTGCCGACACCTACATCGCAGCGTACCTGCCGCTCGCCACCGTCCCGACGGCGCTCCGCAACGCGGTCATTCGGATCGCGCACTACGATCTCCTCGGAGCCGGCGGGACCGAAGAGCCACGGAAGCGCCGCGACGACGCGCTCGCGTGGCTCGACAAGGTGGCCACCGGGATTGCGACCCTCATCGTCGACCCGGCGGCGCCAGAGTCGGCGGGAGCTCCGAGAATGCGCTCTTCGAGGCGACTCTTCACTCGGGAAAAGCTCGCATGGTAGAGGCCGCCTACACGACGGTTCACCTCGACGAGCTGGTACCGGCCGTTCTTCGAGATGCCATCATCGAGCTCGCCGAGGTGGACTACGCGGAGCTCCTCGACGTGGTCGGGGCGGAGGTGGAGAGTCAGACCCGCCGACGCCTCACCGCGGAGAAGGCAGACCCCGACGGCAATCCGTGGCCCGACCTGGATCCGGCCTACGCCGCTCGACGCCACAACCCGAGGCACGACGACATCCTGGTCAACCACGGCCGGATGCTCGACGCCGTCACCCACAACGTTCTCGGCAGCAACACCGTGGAGATCGGCAGCAGCGCCTCCTATGGCGTCTACCATCAAAAAGGGCGGCGGCCGTTTCTGGGCCTTTCGCAGGACAACGAGCAGCAGCTCGAGCGCGTCCTGAGTGACTTCCTCGAAGACACCGTCGCCGGGGCCTTCCAATGAGCAGCGTCATCGAAGTAAGGGACGCGATCGTCAGCGGGCTCGAGGCCAAGCTGACTGAGCTGGCGGGGCGGGTCGAAGCGCACGACGGCGAGATCGATGTGGCCGCCGTCAAACGCTATTTCACGCACGGCATCCACGCACGTGTCGCCGTCCTCGGGTCCTCTCGGCTCGAGCGCAAGGGCACGATGCACGTGCCGTACCGGCATGCGCTCTTTGGGATCTACGTTGGCGCTGCCGGCAAGGCAGTTCCTGCGACGTCGTCGGGCGATGTCGCGATGGCCCTCGTGGAGCGCATCGAGGCTGTGGTCGAAGCGGAACGATGGTCCGACACCGCCTCGGGATCGGCGCAGCGCGTGCGCTCACGCAACCTCTTCTCCGGACAGCTTGACGCGCTCGGACTCTCGCTGTGGGCAATCACCTTCGAGCAGTCGTACGAGCTGACCGCTCTCGCGGCGGACAACGCCACGCTCGACCGACTCCTCAGCATCTACCGCCAGTCGGATACCTCCAAGGTTCGCGAGGGCCGCGAACATGAACAGCAGGTGCATTTCACATGAAGATCTTCACCATCCACGCACGCGAGGGCCTGAACGTCCGCGACCCCGACACGCGCGAGAACGTGCCCCCGGGCGGGCTAGCCCTACGGGAGCCGAAGTTCCGTCGCTGGGAAACGTACTGGATGCGTCGCAAGCAGGACGGGGACGTCGGCATCGAGGTCAGCGATTCGCCTCCCCCCAAGAAGTCCACGAAGAAGGACGGGGGTAGCTGATGGTCGACTTCAACTCCATCCCGAACGGCATCCTCACGCCGGGCGCCTTCGTCGAAAACGATCCATCCGGCGCCGTCGAGGGAGACTCTGCGAAGCCGCAGCACGTGCTGGCCTTGGCTGTCGTCCCGACCGTGATCGACGGGACGGGATCGCACCTGGTCCCGACGCCGCTCACGTCGACGAGCCAAGTAATGGATGTCTTCGGCAAGAGCGAGCTCTCCGCTGTCATGTGCTCGTTCATGCGGAAGAACCCCCGCACGAAGATCTCCGGCGTTGCGATCGCCGAGGCGGGCGCCGGCACGGCTGCGACCGCGACGATCACGTTCACCGGCGCGGCCACCGAGGACTGGACGATCTACGTGCGGTTCAACGGCATGGAGTTCGCGGTCAAGATCAACTCCGGTGACGCGGTGGCGGACGCTGCGGCCGCCGTCGTGACCGCCTTCGACGCCGCGGCCGCCAAGTCCACGACGCCGTGGATGTGGCTCGCGACGGCAAATAGCGCCCTCGGAGTCGTGACGCTGACAGCCGTCTGGAAGGGCACGACCAGCAACGGCCTCAGCCTTGCGCTCAACGTGGACCCGAAGCAGCGAATGCCGGCGGGCCTCTCGGCCGTGGTCGCAGACTTCTCGGGCGGCGCTTCCGATCCGGACATAGCGACGGCCATCGCGGTCCTTGGAGGCACGCACTACACCCGGATCGTCAACTCGCTCAGCGACGCGGCGAACATGGGCAAGCTCGAGCTCGAGGCCGAGAGTCGTTGGGACGGTACCGACGACCGCGACGTCGGGATCTTTGTTGCTATTCAGGACACGCACGCGGCCACGATCACGTGGGCGGACACGCGGAACAGCCCCTATGTCGTCGCCATGGCGTCGGGCAAGAGTCCCACACCGCCTCAGGTTTGGGCCGCTCAGGCATGCGCCGCGGACGTGCTCGTGAGCAACATTCTCGTCGTGAAGCCGCGCTTCGGGCAGCTGCTCCCGGATTGTATCCTTCCGGCCAACCAGTTCACCCGTGACGAGCGGCAGCTCCTCCTCGAGGCCGGGATCGCGACCCACAAGAGCGACGCCGCGGGACGAGCGATCATCGAGTCGCTGGTCACCACCTACACGAAGGACCCGGCCACCGACACGCCCGACACGAGCTATCAGGACTGGTCGCTCGTCGACGCGCTTGGGTACCTCAACTGGTCGTGGCTGACTCGGGCCAGCCAGCGCTTCGCGGCCAAGAACGCGGCCAACGACGGCACCAGGGTGGCCTCCGGGTCAAACGTCGTGACGCCGTCGACGCTCCGCGGCGAGCTGGTCGCCTGGGCCGGCGAAATGGAGGAGGCCGGCATCATCGAGGATGCAAAGGCCTACGCCGATTCGGTCATCACGGAGCGAGCCGCCGGTGACCCGTCGCGGATGAACATCCTCGACGAGCCCAACATCATCAACGAGCTCAAGGTCATCGCCAAGCGAACGGCCTTCAAGAGGTAGCCAATGTCTGACGACGATGTAACCGGCCTGGTCGCAATCGTGATCAATAGCGAGGAGATCCCGGTCGCTCCAGGCGCCACGATCGCGATGGGCGGTCCGATTCGTGAGACCATCATGGAAGCCTCGGGGAAGCGACGCGAGCGGACGACCGGTTTCGCCCCGGGGAAGATCTCCTGCTCGGCCTTCCATGGCCCGAAGACCGACCTCGGCTTCTTTCGCGACTTCAAAGGCGGCACCGTTCTGGCCAAGACCGACACCGACCAGGTGTTCGTCTGCAAGAAGGCGAGCCAGATTGGCGAGGTCGAGAGCTCGGACGGGATGATCCCGCTCACCTTCGAAGGGCAGCCGCTCGAGCAAATCGCATGACGACCTTCTCCGACGAGCGCATTCAGAAGATTCTCGCCGGTCGCCGAGCGATCGGGCGGGTGCCGTTTCCAGGCCCCCTCGACGAGGACGAGAGCATCACCGACGTGCCCATGGTCGGCCTGCGCCTGCTCTCTGAGGCTGACACTGACGCGGCCCGGATCGCGACGCAGTCCTATCTTCATCAGAAGCTCGATCGGAAGAACCTCGACGTTGTGAAGTTCATCGACGCCGATCCGGATGCGATGCAGCGGGAGTACCAACGTCAGGTGCTCGTCCGCGCGTGCGTCGATCCGGACTGCACGGACCACGACAACCCGACGCCGTTCTTCGCCGTCATCGAGCAGGTCCGAAAGCTCGACGTGCTCACCCTCGACCGCCTGTGGGATGCGTACGGAGCGTGGCAGGAGGAGGTCAACCCGCGCTTTTCGCTCACCGAGCAGCAGGTCCGGGAGCTCGATGGTGCCCTAAAAAAAGCGCTGGTCGACCAGGCAACTTTCGCGCTTTTGGAGCGCGACACGCTGCTGAGCTTGCTGCGTATTATGGCTGCCCGGTCTCCGAGCTCACCTTCTGGCAGATCCACTACTTCCGGCTCCTCTTGAGCGATGGCCATTGAGGGCGCGCTACGGATCACGCTGACCGGGGATCGCGCGGTCCGCCGAAAGCTCAAGGTTGTCGCAGGCGACTTCGACAAGGCCGAGAAATCGAAGGTCCAGTCAGCCAAGCGAACGAAGACCGACCTCGAGCGTCTTGCGAAGAAGAGCGCCGCGGACGACCGCCGCGCGAACCAGCGTCGAGTTCGAGAGTGGAAGAACGCTGAACGAGAGCGCCTTCGTGCGTCAAAGAGGCGCGCCAGCGAAGAGCTCAAGCTGCAGAAGAAGGCGGAGCGCGAGGAGTCGGCGTCTCTGCGTCGTCGCCAACAGAAGCGCCGGTCGATTCTCGGCGCTGTGGCCGGAGGCGCGGCCGGCGCGGCGTACGCCGGCATGGAGTACGCGCGTAGGTCTCAGGGGGTGCTTGGCGTGCAGACGAAGGAGCAGATCACGGCGCGCTCGCTGCAAACGCGCCGCGATCTGCTCCTCGCTGGGTCGGATGCCGGCATGAGCAAGGCCGAAATCGAGAAGATGATGAAGGACGCCTCCGCGGTCGCGAAGAAGCGTGGCGTGAGCGTCAACGATCTCCTCGCTGGAGCTCTCAAGGCCCAGGAGGACCACTCGGACATCAAGGGCTATGCGAGTCGGATGGACATCAACGCGCTCGCCATGCGGACGACGGGCGCGAGCGCCGCCGAGCTCGTGGGCGTCGAGGGGAACCTGAAGGACATCCTCGGATTGCAGGGGGAGGAGATCAAGAAGGGTCTCCTCATGGCGATCCAAAGCGGTACCGAGGGAGCCATCAACCTGCGGGACTTCGCCACGGAGATGCCGGAGGGATTCGGCCTGCACGCCGCAGCGTTCGGCGAGACCGGCCTCGACGCATTGCGTTCGTCGATGGCGATGAGCCAGCAGATCAAGAAAGGCACCGGCGTCAAGGCGGCTGAGGTCCAGACGATGCAGAAGGCGCTGACGATGGCCCTCGCCGACAAGGACGTGCAGAAGCGGTTCAAGAAGGCCGGACTCGACGTGGTCGAGTGGGATGGCAGCGTGCTGGGCATCGCTGAGCTCGTGGAGGCGGCGAGCGGCAACGCGAAGCTCGGAGATATCGGGACGCTGAAGAAAATCATGGGCACCGACGAGGGGGCGATTGCGATGCAGGCGCTCCTCGGCCAGGAGCGGGCGGCCGGTCGCGGCGACGAGGGCGCGATGTCCCTCGCCGCCAGGCAGAAGATTGACAGCGACGCAGCGATGGGGCTCCTCGAGAAGAAGGAGAAGACGCTCGACGCGGACATCGTCGGCAAGGCGCAGCGCACGACCGCGACTCAAGAGTCGAAGATCTTCGATCAGACCGAACGTCTGACGCAGGCGATGCTCGATACCTCGGGTTGGCTGACCGAGCTGGAGGCCGAGTTCCCGATCCTCACCGACGCGGTGAAGGGTCTCACGTCGGTAGTTGCAGGGGTATTCGGCGGCGGCTTTCTGAGTGGTCTATTCGGAGGCGGCGCGACAGCTACCGCTGGAGGTGGAGCTGCCGCAGCCGGAGGCGGGGGATTGCTAGCGACAATCGGGGCGATCGCTGCTCCCGTCACCGCGGCTGTGGGGGCAGGCGTGCTCTGGAACGAGGGCGAGAAGCACGGGAAGAAGGCGGACGACCTGGAAGCCGGGGTCGCGGGCAAACAGGCCGAGCGCTTTGGGCTCGCCACGCGTCGGATGAAGGGAGGTCTTCATGTCGACAAGGAGATGATGACGAGGGCCAAGCGTGCCGCCGAAGCTGAAGAGAGCGGGATGTTGAAGCGCGCCCTCGCTCAGGCCGGGAACGACCGCGGCCAGCGAGAGCTCATCGAGTCGATGCGCCAGCTCGCCGCGGCGTACCGTGAGCGCCAGCGGAACGTGGATGTGACCGCCGGACCGAACCGGGGTGCGTCGTGAGCTGGTTCGAGCGTTTGCAGCAGGCCTCGTTTCGTGGGGTCGAGTTCAGCGTGGAGGAGATCGGATCGCGAGGTGGTCGACGGAAGCAGAAGGTCGCAATCCCCGATCAGGACGCCGAGGAGAAGGCGGTGCGCGTGCACAACCTCGGCATGGGGGAGAGAACCTTCTCGGTGACCGCCTTCCTGGCCGGAGACGACTACGACCTCGACCTGCAGCGCCTCGAGAACGCGCTCGACGAGCCCGGTCCTGGACTACTCGTCCACCCGTACCGCGGGACGCGTCTGGTCGAGATCGAGGACGGGTACGACGTCACGGAGAGCCGTTCGAGCGGTGGCTACGCTGCAATCACATTCGTGGCCGTCGTCGTCGGGGCCACCGACCAGGGAGGCCTCGTCGTCACCTCGGACCCGGTGTCGTCCGCCGGCGCGGCCGCGGACGTAGTGGCCGCGCCGGCGGTCGATGACTTCGCGAACGACTTCTCGGTCGACGGGCTACCTGCGGCATTTCGTGAGTCGAGCGAGGGCGCATTCGCTGACGTGATGGAGGCGATCGAAACGGCCCGGTCGCAGCTCGGCGCGGCCCTCGACGCCTCAGATGAGATCGGTGGGCAGGTGCGCAAGTTCAACGCCGACCTATCGACGCTCCTCGACCAGCCGGCGGAATGCGCTGGGCAGCTCGTCGCCATCGTGCGGGGTGTACTGGATCCCCTGCTGCAGACGCGAGACACGGTGATCGGGGCTGGGTCCGAGCTGCTGCGCGCCGTCGATGTGATCTGGTCGTTCGCCGACGCCTACATCGACATTCCGTCGACTTCGACGAATCGGTCGGTGGAGGCCCAGAATCGCTCGGCCGTGGTGCGCAGCGTCCACGTGGCCGTGGTGGCCGAGGCCGCTCGAGTCGGCACCTCCATCGGGTACGACAGCAGACAATCGGCGCTAGCCGTCCGGGACGATATCGTTCGTCGAATCGATCTGATCGCGGACCACGACGACCCGGGCGACAAGGTATTCGTGATGCTGGACGAGCTTCGCGCGCAGGTCCACGATGCCCTCAGCGTTGCAGCAGCAGCGCTTCCGGAGCTCGGCACGTATACGCCGCGATTCGAGATGCCGGCGCTGCTCCTCGCACACCTCCTCTACGGGGACGCTCGCAGGGGCGATGAGATCGTGGCCCGGAACAACCCCGAAAACCCGGGGCTACTCTCGACGAGTGACGATCTCGAGGTCCTGCGGTCATGACGATCCAGCACGATATGACCCTATCCGTCGGGGGCTCTCGGTATCGAGGGTTCACGCGCGGAGAGGTCCGGCTATCGATGGACCAGGCTGCGCCTACATTCGAGTGCGAGTACGTCGATAGCAAGCGGACCGGGGGAGCGCTTTGGACAATCGACGAGGGCGACGCCTGCGTCGTGTCCATCGATGGGGAGCCCGTAGTCTACGGGCACGCCGAGGACGTCGAGACCGGGTATTCGGCGACCCATCGATCGGCTCGAGCGGCCGGCCGCGGGAAGCTCGGCGACATCGTGGACAGCTCGATCCTCGGCCGCTATCAGTTTCGCGGCAAGACGCTTGCCGACGTGGCGACGATCCTCACCAAGCCATTCGGGATTCGCGTCCGGTTCGATGGTAGCCCTGGGGCGCCGTTCCGAAGGTTCCGCTGTCAGCCCGGCGACAAGGTCTTCGAAGTGCTGGCCCGGGCCGCACGACTGCGGGGATTCGTCCCCATCGAGGTCGCTGGTGAGCTGGTCTTTACTCGAGCTGGATCGAGACGAGTCCGCACCGTGCTCCGCCGAGGAGAAAACGTCGTCAGCTCGACCCGGAGCGGCACCCATCGCAATCGGTACTCGGAATACCATTTCCGCGGTCAGACCCAGGCGAGCGACGAGCTCAGCGGCAAGAGCGCCACCGAGCTCAGCGGGGAGGTGACGGACCCGCAGATCAAACGGCACCGCCCACTTCTTGTCACTGCGAGCGGGTCCGAGGGGAACCGGGACCTTGGAAAGGCGGCCGTGCTCGAACGCAACCGTCGCGCCGGCGAAAGCGAGCGGGTATCGTGCGTCGTCGAGGGGTGGCGAGACGACGACGGAGCCCTCTGGGAGCAGAACACACTGGTTCCCGTCGAAGACGACTGGGTCCGCGTCCACGGCACGCTGATCGTGGTAGATGTGGCCTACACGTTCGGCCCGAACGAACCCTACCTGACCCGCCTCGAGCTCACGCGACCGGAGGCCTACGACGAGATCGGGTACCCGACCCGAGGAAGGGGTGGCGTATGGAACTAGGGGCCTTCGAGCGGTTGATCGCGCCCATTCTGAACGAGGTGCGCGGCGCAATCCGCAAGGCGATTCTCGGCCGAGTGGATGACTCGACCGGAGTGCAGACCGTGCAAATGTCCCGAACGAAGGGCGACGACGCCGACCTTGTCGAGCACCTGCAGCCCTACGGCATGTCGTTCCGTCCACCGGAGGGAAGCGAGGGCGTCGCCCTCGAGATCGGAGGCGACGCCAATCACCTCGTGCTTCTATGCGTGGCACCGCGCAAGGAACGCCCGAGGGACGTGGCCGCCGGCGAGGGGGGCCTGTGGCATCACAAGCACGGGTGGCGCGTGTTCCTCGACGACGCCGGCGACGTGCATCTCGCGGCGCAGACGGGAGCGTCCAAGCTGGCCCGGGCTGATCGGGTGGACGCTGAGATTCAGCGGATCTGGGATGTCCTCACTGGTTGGACGCCCGTCCTTCACGACGGGGGCTTAGCGTTGAAGGGGACGGCGACCACAGCGTCGGCCGGGAAGCAATCCACGGCGGCCGACAAGGTCCACGGCACCTAGTCGACGACGCACCCCCAGCGCGAGCATTCCGAAGGGGTGCTCGTCGTCGCCTACGACAACGCCACCGGTGACGGTGACTTGGTCCGCCAGGAGGGCCACCTCCTAGCCGGCGCAGGCATCGAGACCTTGGTCCAGAACAGCCTGTGCCTCGACGCGCCGGCCCACCCCGGGGACCCCGTCCCAGACGACATCGCCCGAAGTGGCTACTGGGCCGACGCGCTAGATGGCGAGGTCACCGGGTCGCGCCTCTGGATCCTGCAGTACATGGCAGCCAACGAGGCGGCCCGGCTGTTTGCGATCGACGCGGCCGCGGAGGCCCTCGCCTGGATGATGCGAGCGCCGTACTTTCTGGCGAAGTCGGTCGAGGTATCGGCGCGGTACACGCCTGGTGGGACGATCGCGGTCTACCCGTCGATCACGAAACCGAGCGAGCTCGCGCCGTCGGTCGTCGGCGTCTGGGATTTCGAGGTGGGAAGTGCCCTTTACTAGGCCCACCCTCGCCGAGCTGGCGACGCGCACCCGCGCCGATATGGAGTCTCGCCTCGGCGGTGACCCTTTCCTGCCTCGGAGCTTCGAGTACATTCTAGCCCGAACCCTCGCGGGGCTCGCACATGGCCAGCACGGTCACATCGGCTGGGCAGCGAAGCAGATCGTGCCGGGTCGCCACTGCGACGACGACACCATTCTCGAGTGGGCCGGCCTGTTCCTCGACCCACCCCGGAAGGCAGCGACAGTCGCCGTCGGGCCAGCGGTGACGTTCACCGGGACCGACACGACGGTCATCCCCGCGGGAACCCAGGTGCAACTGTCGGATGGGACCACCTTTACGGTCGACGCCGATGGAACCATCACGGGCGGCTCGGCCACAGTCGCGATCACTGCCGAAGAGGCTGGGGCTCAGGGCAACGCCGCGGCGGGCGCGAAAGTCTCCCTGTCGTCTCCGATCATCGGCGTCGACTCAGAAGGGGTCGCCGACGAGGACATCGCGGGTGGCGCCGACCTCGAGTCCATCGCCGATGTGTTTGCGCGCCTAGCGCTCCGGTTGTCGAAACCGCCGAGGGCGGGTGGCGATGGCGACTTCGTGCGGTGGATGCTCGACACGCCGGCCGTGGCCGTCGTCAAGGCGTGGGAGTGGCCCAAATACAATGGACCAGGGACCGTGCGGATCGCATTCCTGACCGACAGCGGGATTCCGTCAGCCGCGGAGGCCGACGCGGTGCTCGCGTACGTCGTGAGCAAAGCACCCACGTTCATGCTCTCGGTCGACATGACGGTCCCGGCGGACGTGCCGTTGGTCCTGTCGATCCAGCTCAGCCCGAACACCGCGGCGGTGAGAGCGGCGGTGCTTGCCGAGATCGAAGACCTCATCGACCGGGAAGCGATTCCCGACGGGGTTCTCCCGCTCAGCCACATCAAGGAAGCAATCAGCACAGCCACCGGCGAGGAGGACCACGCCCTGGTCTCGCCGGTCGCCGATGTCGATCCAGGCGTCGGAAACATTCTCACCTTCGACGCTGGCTCGGTCAGCTTCTCCACGTTGTAGACATGCACCGAATCAACACCGCGACCGCCGACGCAAATGCCAACGGGCCTGGTAAAGCCGGGTTTCGCGACAGGTCAGGGCCCGATGCGCCGACCCAGTTCAATGCCGCCTGGTGCAACGCCGTACAGGAGGCGCCCGCACATGTGATCGAGGCGATGGGGATTGCCTTGGTCGAGGGGGACAACGGCCAGCTTCTCGAGGCCATCCACCGCATTCTCGCGAGGCGTGCGATCAAGAACATCCACAGATGCCGAGCGCCCGGTAGCCACGAACTGATCGGGGCGTGTCGACAGCCCGATGACGCCTACACGCGCGAGGTGAGCGCCATCGTGAAGAACGGCGCGAACTTCGACATGCTGAAGTCGACCGACTACTTCCACAACGTCACCACGATCGCATCGATTGCGCTCACCGACCCCCAGGAGGTTGTCGGGTGCTACCAGGACTACCGGCTGATCCGAGACGGAGTGAATAGTCTCGACTACGGCCGATACACGACCGCCGCAGACTTCGTGACCGTGGCTCATACGAGCGACGCATCCGTCTACTGCCCGTTCTACAAACGCGTCTATTCGGCGGTCACCGGGGCGACGCGGCACATCTACCAATCGAACGACCTCTCGTTGGGCGTCCTCGCCTCGATGACATCGCTCTATTCATCGGACGCTACGAAGGTTGACGCTGTGCTTGGCACGGATGAGGCTGGAGTGGTGTGTGTCGCGATCGGTAGCGCCACAAACTTCGAGATTTTGCGGACCACCGACGGGTCGACGTTCTCGATCGTGTTCACTGGGACCGCCACCGAAACGTCCGAGGCCATCCACTATTTGCCCGACACCGACGTGTGGCTCGTCGGCACGAGCGAGCGGGTGCTGGAGTCCACAGACGGCGGCGCGACGTGGACCGCGGTGTGCGCGACGGCCGAGCTCTACAATCGGTCGGTTCACGACGGTCACTCCACGATCTTCAGCGACTCGACGACCGACGCCAAGGTGTCGCTCGACCGGGGGCGCACGTGGAGCGACTACCGCACGCTGGTCGGATCTGACCGCGTCAACGGAACGTACGCGAACAAGCGGGCAATCTCCCTCGGTGATCGATGGCTATTCGTTCGCGAGCCTGATGCCTGGTTGCTGACGGGAGCATACCGGTGACCGCTCCTTCCGAAGCGCTTGTCGCGCGCTACCGCGACGTTGCAGTCAGGCTCCTGCCGCCCGGCGACGGGCTCAGCAAGCGGCCCGAGAGCAACGTGGCCCGGCTCCTCGAGGCGGCGTCCGTCGAGCAAGCGCGTCTACACGAGCGCGTCGATGGTCTGCGGTCCGAATCCCTTCCCTCCAGGTCGGTCGAAACGCTCGATGAATGGGAGGCAGCTCTAGGCCTTCCCGACTGCGCGGAGAATCCGACAACCAACGGGGAGCGACAGGTCGCGGTCGTGAGCAAACTGATCGCTTCCGGAGACCAGTCGGAAGCGACGTTCCAGGCAATCGTCGCAACAATCGGATACACGGTCACGTTTCAACATCGGTACGTGCCAGCAACCTGCGAAGACACCTGTGAAGACTACCCCGCAGACATCAGCTGGGCATTCATCAAGGAAGTCGTCGGAACTGGCACGCTGGCGCTGCTTCCGCTGTTGCGATGCCGTATGGACGCACACGCCCATCTGTACGGTCTTCTCCTCTACGACTCGCCGGCGCTCCTGACCACACCCACGCTCGACGACGAAGTGCTGCTCGTGAGCGATGCCGATTGGCTTGCGGTCACAGCGGACGGCAGCCCGCTTCTCACCGGAGCCGTCTTCTAGGGGGTCCTATGGCAGCCAAGCTACCTCGCGATTTGGTATCGAGCCCCACTCCTGCCGAGACAGATGTCTTCGTTTACGATGACGTCAGCGTTCCGAAGGGCCCCGGCGTCGAGACAGTGCGCCAGCTGACGACTGCGGAGCTTCGCACCATTCTTCTCAACGCCGCTGCGTCGCTGCCGAACACGCCCGCCGGCAACATCGCAGCCACCGACGCGCAGGCCGCGATCAACGAGCTGGATAGCGAGAAGGCAGGGGTTGCGCTCGCGAACATCTTCACCGCGCTGAACACGTTCCCGGGTCTCCGCCTCAACCCTGCGACCGACACCGACATCCCGATCGACTTCACGGTCGCGCCGACGGGGTCCTTCAAATACATGTCCCGCTGGAAGGTCACGAGCACGATCTATGGTCGTCGCTACGCGACCGCGATCGGGTACGTCGAGACGATCAACGCACGCTGGACCGGCACCAACTGGGCCGCCGACAGCACCGCGAGCGCGGCGGCGAAGTTCGCCTATGGGTTCGACGGCGCGTTCCGGGTCTCGCCGAAGGCCAACACGGCGGTCGCGTGGCTCGACACCGCGTGGGACACGGATCGGAATCGGTCGGGCTCCATTGCCGAGTACGCAATTGGCGGTAGTACCGCGCATAACAGCGGCATTCTGACGCTAACAGAAACGATAAACCGAAGTGGCTACACTATCGCGTCAAATCTAGTTCAGGTTCCCGAGGCTGGAACCTATCGGATTCGTGCGCAGTCGCTTATCACACACACGAATGTTGCCGATCCGGTAGACATGAAACTTGAACTTGCCATTGGCACCGCTAGACCGGGAACGGTTATAGGTACGGGTTATTGCAATCGGTACATAGCATCTTCGGCATGGGCCGACTCGGTTGGGATAGAACGTATCTACCAGATTACAACGCCTGCTGCGCAAAAGATTTTGGTTTACTTCAGCTCTGCGAACGCTGGCACATTGGCGACTGTAGGCAGTACAGCAAACCATCTTTTGATCGAGCGTGTCCAGTGACCCGTACCCCGAGGCGCTGCTGTGACTGACCCAGCCGAACTCGGGGTCGTCGGCCTTTCCCTCGTCGTGCTGTGGCAGCTGCTTGCGCCCGTGGTCAAACGTGCGGTCGAGCGTCGTCGTGATAGCGCCAGGCCCCCAGCAACCCAGGCGGTTCCGGCCGTGGGCCCCGAGCCGACGGGGCAGCACCCGACCGGGCAGCACCCCGCGGTGTCGGCGGACCAGCTCGCGGCGTTGCTCCGCGATCGCGAGGAGCGCGCCGAGATCATTCGCGCACTCCGCGACCTCGCCGCCGAGGCCGAGGCTCGACGCGAGGCGATTCGCGCGATCTCCGCCGAGCTTCGCGGTCAACAGCAGGCCCTCGGCGAAATCCTGCACCTAACGAAGACGCTCGTCGATCGAGTCGAGCGAATGGAATCAGCACGCGGGCGGAGCGCTCACCCGAGCCACGCGCCCGGGAGGTAGAGATGGAAATAGATCCCGCAATCTGGCAACAAATCACGTTCTGGGCGCTCGTCGTGCTCGGAGCCTTCACCGCGGTTGTCCGTGTGCTCGAAGCGATCGTGCCGCGCCTCGAAGAGCAGGCGGCGCGCACTCCAGAGACGGGCGACGACGAGCGCGCAGCGTGGCTCCGACGACAGCTCGGATGGATGTCGGTCACCCTCGACACGGTGCAGATGCTCCTCCCCCGCATCAGCCTCGGACGCCCCGCACATCAGGGCACGAGCACATGGGACCACCTGCGCATGCGACGGGAGCGACGCGAGATCGAGGAAGGGTCTCGACGACCCCCGCCGCCTCCCCCGCCTCCCGACGCAGGCGGGATCATCATGCTGATGATCGTCGCTGTGTTGGCGTGGAGCTCGCAGGGCTGCACCCCGGCGTCGATTCGCGGCCAGGCCAAGGCTGCTCTGGCGACCGAGCGTGTGGTGAACTCGCTCAGCTCCGAGGCGCGTCGGGAATTTGAGCAGACCGAACGTCGCGCTATCGAGGCCGCCTGTGGCCAGGGAGCCCTCGAGAGGCCGGCAGCAGAGGCGGCGTGCTCCAGGGACCAGTACGCGGCGGCAGTCGCCCCTGTGCGCCAGCAGTGGGCTCCGGTGTGGGAGGCGCACGACGGTCTGCGCTTCGCGCACCGCGCGTGGGTGCGGGCGCTCACGACGATGCACGCCGCGGGAGGCTTCGACGCAGGCCTCGCGATTCCCCTGGCCGAAAACCTCGTGCGCGCCTATCGGTCGTTCGCAGCAGCGCTCCAAGCGGTCGGTCTGCGAATGCCACCCGTGCCGCCGATCTTGTCGGCGTTGGTCCAAGAGGAGGACGACAATGAGTGAGTCAAAAGAACTGTCGGCGTCGGACATTCTCGAGGGCGGAGGAGCCATCCTGGAGATCGCTGGGGGAATGCTGCCGGGCAAGTGGGGCGTGATTGCGCGCATTGTCGGCGCCGGAGCTCAAGCGGGCGCCGGTCTCCTCAACCAACAAAAGACCACGGCTGAGGTCATCGCGGAGCTCAAGGGCATCGCCCCGCACGGCGCCGACGAGGTGACCAAGAAGCACGACGACTGGGCAGACGGCCTAGGCCGGTGAAAGGGAGGCAGCTGTGAGCGGATTGTATGACAAAGGACGCCAGGGATTTCTGGACGGATCGATCGACTGGGACACGGACGACATCCGTGCTGTTCTCGTCGACACAGGGGTCTACACGGTGAACCTCGCGACGCACCAGTTTCACTCGGACCTCTCCGGCATCGTCGCGACGCTGGGTGCCGCGATGACGGGCATGACGGTGACCGACGGGGTGGCCGATGCGGCTGACATCGTGTTCACAGGCGTCTCGGGCGCGACCGTCGAAGCCGTCGTGCTCTACAAGTGGAGCGGCCTCAGCGCCACGTCCCGCCTCATCGCCTACATCGACACGGCGACCGGGCTCCCGGCGACGCCTTCAGGCGGTGACATCACCGTCACCTGGAACGCGTCGGGCATCTTCAAACTGTAGCTGTGGCGAACGCTCTATACGCCAGTGGCCGCGAAGGGTTTCTGGACGGATCGATCAACTGGGAAACCGGGGACATTCGCGCGGCGCTGATTGACACAGGGGTCTACACGGTGAACCTCGCGACGCACAAATTCTATTCGGCCATCAGCGGGGTGCTCGGGACCTACGCATCGCTGCGAGGCAAGACGGTCACCAATGGAAAGGCGGGCGCCTACAGCATTCATTTTACCTCGGTGACGGGCTCCGCGGGTGCGGTGGTCCTGGTGGACTGGAAAGGGTCGTCTTCGACCTCGCGCCTCATCGCCTACATCGACACGGCTACCGGATTGCCTGCAAGCCCTTCCTCCCAAGACGTCAATGTCGGGTGGCCGACCCCCATCTTCACTCTCTGAGCCATGGCCACGTTTGACCAAGACAGCTATCGACTCCGGAACGACAACGGGACGGACCTCACGGCGACATGGATTGCCGGCGTCAACGTCTCGGGTGGTACGGTTTCCGCGAATAGGGTTTTTCGCACACGCTTCTTGATCCAGGAGACCAGCGGCACCGGAGGAAGCCAAGGGTTCCGACTTCAATATCGATACAACTCCGGTGGCGGATATGGGGCCTGGACGAATTTGACGGAGACGTCCTCCGTGCTCCGGCTCTACAAGACGACGCACTACACCGACGGGGACAACACCACACAGCAGCTCGGCGCGGGTACATTCATCACGCCCAACGGCGGGATGGATACCGATGGGGTCATCAGTGCAATCACGTTCGCGGGCAGCGATGAGGTAGAGCTCGAGTTCCTCTGGCAAGCGGTCGGGCTCGATTTCTCCACGGGTCACACAATCGAGTGGCGGGTGGCGAAAGCGGACGGCACCGCGCTCGACAGCTATACGAACACTCCGAGTGGCAGTCTTAGCAATTCGTCGCTTTCGCTTCTCCCCTCGAGCATTGCGTCGGGCGAGACGTTCTACGCGCCAACCGTCGAGGCCGATGACGTCATTGCGCCCGCGTTCATCCCGTCGGCGGAGGTAGTCTACAGCCCGACGATCGATGCTGGCGCCACGATCTCGCCGACCTTCATTGCCTCGGAAGAGACGCACTACGCGCCGCAGGTCGACCAGGCGGTTACGGCCGGCTTCATCGCGAGCGAGGAAACGTTCTACACGCCGACCATCACCTCTGGCGCCACGATCGCCCCCTCGTTCATCGCCAGCGAAGAGACGCACTACACGCCGCAGGTTGACCAAACGATCACCGCGGCGTTTCTGGCCAGCGCGGAGGCGTTCTACACCCCGTCCATCGGGCACCGCATCCACGTCTCAACGCGGATCGAGTCGGACGAGGCGTTCTACGTCCCTTCCATCGGGCTGACGATCGCGCCAACGCGGATCGAGTCGGGCGAGACGTTCTGGGTGCCGACGGTCAGCGCGGACGGGTCGATCCACCCCGTCTTCATCGCGTCGGGCGAAGCGTTCTACCTGCCCACCGTGGGCGCCGGCGATGCGGGTCTTGTCGCCATCGAAGAGACTGGCTGCGCGCGCGCGTTTCTGCATGAGGCCCACGGCTCGCGATCGTTCGTGGAGCAAGTTGGCGGCGCAACGGTGTTCAAGGAGGATGCGCGATGATCGAAGCACAGTTGCACGTGGGCGCGATCGGAGCCGCGATTGTGATTCGAGTCCACGACCTCAACCCAGGGTCGCCGAAGACGCAGCCCTACCAGGCGTTCGACCTCTCGCCGTTCTTCTCAGGAGGGACGGTGGACATGCTCTTTCAGTCGCCGGCAGGCGTGTCGAAGTCGTTGACGGCTACCGCAGCGACGATCACGACCCTACCGGGGTACGTCGGCGACGGGACCGACGGCTATGCACAGGCGATCGTGCCGAACGCAGCCTTTCTTGATACGGACGGGCGCTGGCAGATCCAGCTCAAGGCCGTCGCTGGAGCGGAAACGATCTGGTTTCCAGTCGTCACGAGACTCGTCTACGGGAACCTGGCGGCACCGTGACGCAGCACGACCTGGCCGTTGAAGCGCGCGGGACGCCCACCGGCCTCGCCCTCTACGTCCGACGCATCACTCGGCGCCGTCACGGTGCGCCCGAGGCCTTCGCCCGAAGGTGCGCCGACCACGGGCTTCAGTGGATCGCGATCGGCGGTCCGTGGCAGGAGCGGGGCGATGACGGGCGAGTCCGGACGCGGCTCATCAACCCGATCGACGTCTGCCGCCGGTACATGGACGCCCTCGCCGAGGCCGGCGTCGAGCCGTGGGTGTGGGGCTACCCGTGGCTCGGCGAGGAGGAGGCCTTCGCCGACGCGATGGCATCATGCGCAGGCGACCACCGGAGGGCGATCCTCGATCCCGAGCTCGGCGCCAACCCCTCGAAGGCGCGGAGGGGCGACGGCAAGCTCGCCGCAGAGGCGGGCGCCCGCGAGCTCGTCGGGCTCATGGCCGACCGCTTCGATGCGTGCGGGCTCAGCACGTACGGGTCAGGAGTCAGGCTGAAATGGTTCCCGCTCTATGCCTACGCTCGAGCGCTAGTCGAACGCTTCGAGGGTAGGACGTTCATCGGGGGGCAGACCTACACGGTCGACGAGCAGGCGGTCGACCGTTCGACGGCCGACTTCGCTCGAGCCGCCGAGAGGGTCGCCGGCGAGGGCTGGCGCTCGAAGATCGAGGTCGTCCCCAACTTTGGGACGTACTCGAGGGTCGGCGGCAAGGTCCGCGCGAAGAGCGCCGAGGAGCTCCACTGGCATCTGAGCGGCTTCGTCGACGACGGGGAGGAGATCCGGGCACTGATCGGGTGGGCGGAGAATTTCGTGGGCCGGGAGCAGTGGAAGGTGCTGGCGCGGTGGGCCGATTGGCTCCACCGGGGGGCGTGCACGCTGCCGGCGGTGGGCTAGGGCTTCACGGTGCTCACGGTGCGACGGGCAAGTTCGACGGCGAGCTTACCCGCGCTCGCCGTCGCGTCGACCAGGTCGCTGCTGTCCCCACGTGCGGTGCTTCCAACCGTCTTTGTTGGGCCGTAGAAGACCGCAACAGCGTACGTCTCGCCACCAGGGCCTTTAGCCTTGGCCTCGTGCTCTATTTGGCCGGTAGTGCCGTTCGATATGGTGTAGGTGATGGTGGAACAGCCGCTGCCCGGCAGGACGGCGAGCATCACCAATGACATCCAAACGCTACGCATCGCGAATTCCTCCTAGGTCACTGCAAGACTGGCGTTAGAGCCGACGTCTCAACGCCGGCTTCTTCGAGGTCGGCGGCCAGCGCGCGGAGCCGGGCGATAACTCGACCCCTCTCCTCGTCACTCAGGTCGACCAGAGTGGTCTCAACGTATGCATCGGACAGCACCTGGGGCGAGACCAGCAGATCAACAACGATTGAGTTGGCTACATCCACAACGTCAATGGGCTCTTGTTTCGGATCTGCGTCCGGTTCGGGAGCTGGATCTGGCTGATCCGACCCGACCTCCTTGCCGGGGAGGACGCTAGCTCCAAGAAGATCTCGTTCTGCGGTGAGGTAGGAAGAGATCGCTCGCGATATTGCGGATGAGTCGCTCGCAAGTATCACCGTCCAGTAGCAGCTTCTTCTGGGAGCCTCGGGAGGCACCTGGCCTCCTGTCAGCGCCTCGATTGCCGATGGGCGCAGGCACCTTACGTCTGCTGATGCCTTGGTTCCGTAGCCAGTGATCGTGAGCTGACGTCCGCCCGGTAAGGAGGTCCTAGCGTAGACACTGGCGCAGCCAGTCGACATTCCAGAAAGGAAAATGATGAAGATGAGCGAACGCATTGGAGCTGGCTAGCGGACGGCACGACAACCCGTCAACGCAACTTTTGTTGCACTCCCCAAACGGCTACACCCTCGCCGCCTCGACGACCGCGATCACCTGCCCCGTCTGACTGAGCCTCCAGACCCACCACTGCCCGCCGAGATGCTCGAGCTCCACCAGTCCGACCGCGTCCTCGAGGGTCGCGACCTGCGGCCACCATGTCCATCGCATGCCCGGGTTATCGGTCG